AAAAAAATCACATTACAAAACAACATTTAAAAACCACGGGAAGGCACCATAAAAAATAGAAAAGAACCCTGCCCTCGTCAGCAATCTTCGCCCCTCACCCGTTATTCTGATTACTTTGAGCCGACGGCACCACATCCCACAACTGCCAACCAAACTTAGTCACATTCTTACGAAATTCCTCCTGACGAATCAACCCCTGCTCAGCCGCCTTAAGCAAATCAGCAACCACAACCGCAGGCGTTTCCGAAGAGCCCCAATTCAAACGAACCTTAGCCTTAACAGGATCCAAACCGCTCTGGCTAAGCACAGGTGCAAATATTTCCCGCTCAACCTGCCGCTTCACATACCGCTGAACAGGCTTAATCAACATGTCCTGCAACTCCAACGCTGCGTTGGCAGATGCCTCTGTAAAGCCAGGCGTGCTGAAAAGTCGCGGCAGAGGTGTTTCACAGCCCAAATAGAACTGATTAATGATGTGGTCAATGTAGTATTCGAAGCGAGCCCTTGGGTCAAGCTGCACAGGATTAATGCTAACATTTGGTCCGCCATTCTTATCTGCGCCTGTATAGAAGAGCCAAGCTCCCTCTTAAGGCCGCGTTTTGATTGTATTTTGAAACTTGGTAAGAGTATCCTCTGAAGCTTTAGGCAAACCAACCAAAACATCAGGCCCTGCATACTTCTCAAACACTTTCGGCATAATCCGCTCAATCTTGGCCTTCATCCAAGCATACGCAGGTCTCTTATCATCGTCTTTAGGTCCAGTCCTTAGAACATGAAGAAGCACCTGCAACAAACCAACCCCGAAACCCGAAAACACATTCTGATGCATGTGCCAATGCAAAACACCCTCCGACTTAAGCAAGCCATCACGAGAGTCACCCCAATACTTAGAGCTTAACATATAGCCCTCGACTTTATGGGGCAGCTTGAACCCCGGAACCATAGTTAACCCAATTTTTTGAATCGAATCATCAGGCATCAGAACACACTCTGAGAGGCGATTAGGCGTCAATTTTAACCAAAAATTATTGCCACAGCCTATCAAGCGAACCGCCATGTCATTTAGCAGACCATCCAGATTGATGCTCTCATTAAACTCGTCAATAACATCTTTTGCCTGCGATGCTTTCTCATAGTTTTCATCCACAGTTGTATAGAAGCCCATACCCACCGTCGATGCAGCTAGCAGGTCAATGCTACTCTTACAGGTAGGATCCCGCTCATAGAGCTGCATAACGTCAGCAAGCGGAATATCTGCGGTTTCATAAATAATAGGCGTCTTCGGTGAAGCGGAAACGCCAACGCCAACATGTGACGAAGTGATGAACTCCTTTATTCTTCGAATAAATTTACTCAAGTTTTAGCCCTCCAAGCCAAAAACGCCTTGCCCTTCTCAGTTAACTTAAACGGCGCTGTCCTCTCTCCAGAAACCTTTACAATGTCACCATCGACGACAAGAAACGCAAACATGTTACTAAAACAAGAATACGTTACATCTCTGCTCTTGAAAACCCGCTTCTCAAGCTCAATACGACGAATAGGGCCACGACTAACTTCCCTCAAAATTATCTCGGCAATCTCTAATCGCATATTCAGATCACTCATGTAGCCCTCAACCGCTGATTTTTAAAGGGACTAAAAAAGGGGAAAAACTAATTTTCAAGCACTATCCGGGGGCGCTAAGTTATGGTTGTCTTAATGTTTGTCATTCGAGCGATGCCTTTGGAATCCAAGACGCCGACGCCGAACCGTGTGGTTGCCCTTACGCCATATTTGCCATTCTTGATGTCTTCCCAATCTTCGACAGTTATATCTCGACGAAGAAGCATCACAGAAGCAATCCGAGTGTCAATCGCATAAGCCACACCATTAGGCACCAATGAACTAACTTGAACTCTCATGCCTAAAACGTTCGCAACGTTACCCTGCTCAATATCTGTCTCACTACTGGGCAAATACTGCGCATTCGTAAACGTAGGATCGTTTAGCAATTGAGCCATCTGCATATCATTGATAGCCAAAACCGTTGCCTTGCGTTTTTCACTCCTTACGGCATGCCAAAGGGAAAGCAGCTTTGTCCAATTCATCACTGTACCGCCGCCAGCAAGCTCCGTACCAGTCGCCAAATCTGTAGCTAGAACTGCAGCATACAAAGCGATAATCTTCTCTGTCTCGTTAACACCTAAAGCATTACCAACGTTCTCAACGGCCTTATCCATGACGTTCCAAGTCGCATCTTCTAAATACTCCTTGGTCCACTCGTCAGAGGACACAGCCAGTTGGTCCGTGTATACGTCGACAAAGGAAGCTTTCTTACCGCTTAGCCGAGTGACTGCGCCTTCAGCGTACTTGTAAGCCACTGCACCAGCATCAATCGAAAAACGCTCCATTTGCTCAGTCGAAGGACGAACATCGATGATCTGCCTGCCAATCATGTTAGGCCAAGCAGCTGGCACCAATGTATCATGCATCCTGCCCAAAGCACCAGCCATATCACTGAAAAAGCCTTCCTTAACACCCATCTCAGTGTAACGCTTCATAAACGGATGTTCGCTCTTCAGTTTCACTTTCTTGTAAATTTCCCGTTGCTCACCTGGCTTAGCCATCAAAGATTCAAAGAGTATAGGCTTCATACTAAACACCTACATCCACGAAGATCAAGTCACCGTCAGCATCAGCCTTGTTAACCGCTTTCCCCAATTTTCGGCTGTAATAGATCGTATAGTTCGCACTGCCGCCTTCAGCAACAGGTTGATCGTTGAGCTCAGTCACTTTGCCGCTACCAGCATTCCTTACCGAAACACCTGCAGCAGTCAATGACCCGTTAGCCGTCACTTTAACTCTGCCTCGTTTCAGAACAGGACAAAGCCCGCCAGCAGCAACAGACTTAATCGCAACGCCAAGGCCATACCAAGTCGTCGGAGATTGCGTAACCTTACCAGCATTTGTCAACTCAACAGGCCAACCTTTAGTGATTGGACCCTCAGCCTCGTAACTTTCAATGACTGCGTTAGGATCGTCAGTTTCACCTATAGCCATCCAAGGTTTACCAGTTTTATCAGCCATCTAAAATCGATCTCCAAAAAAGCTTGAATTTCCCAAAGTTCGTCCTTTGGTACTCTCCCTCATAGAAATGAGCATAAAAATCACGCTTTCTTCAACCGGTCCTCTATGTCCCTGAGCCACTCACCAAGCTGCTTATTATCCAAGGTCTGAGTCTTGCTTAAGTCATAGAAGCTCTTCTCTTTAGCCAAACTATTATCCCCTCCTCTCCAGTTTTTGGATTGCACGGTTAAGTTCCTGGCACATCCGCTGCGGACCCAAACCCCAACTGTGCTGCACCATCGACGACGGCAAAACTTCTTTTATGACTTTAACAGCTTCCTGCACTGGCATCAACACCGGAGGCTCCGCAAGCAACTCCACACCGGGCGCCACCTTACGATACATCTCCAAAAGCTTATCCTGATCCTTTACTTTCTGCAAAACCGCGGCTAGCCGCTCTTCGCTGGATTGCTCTTTGGCGTAGCCTTTGCACTTGGCCTTAAGCTCCTCAGGAAGCGCCTTGTAAACAGAATCGTTAGGCTGATACGTCACCTCGACGCCCGCGGCTAGCGCAGCCGACACGATCTTAGCCATGATCTTGGCTTGCTCCTCAGCTGAGTAGTCGCTTCGATTGTCGGGCTGATTAAAGTAACTAAGCGCAGCCTGAACATGTCCCTTGTCAAGCGGGTAACGGAAGTTCACTGGATCACCAAACTGGTCATCTGGCACATCCGCATACTCCGAGGGCTTTGTGACGCTACTGTTTTTGGCTTTAATACCTATGCCATACTTTTGGCTACGTTCAACCTGCGCCTGCCTATCAGCACTTGCTTGGTCAGCCTCCGCCAACTTGGCCTTTAACGCCTTGTTCTCTTGAGATGTTTTTTCGTTGATTTTAGCAGCGGTCAAATCCGCCAACTTATCGAAGTCTTTCTCTTCCAATTTTTCAACTCCATTCAAATTAATATGAGACTGTGCGTTGTCGCCACAGTTTGTGCAGACACTGACCAAGTACTCACCCGGACCACCACAGAAAACACAATGCAAATCCTGCAGCAACTCCTTAGTCTGCAACTTTATCTTAGAACTGTTCTTGCTAGCCGCGGCTAAATGCTCTAAAACATGAATGGTCGTCTCAGGAACACCAGGCACCGCAACCAAACTCAACTCAGCATTATAGAGACCACGCGGCACCTTCGCATCAACGACATCCATCACCTGATAGTCTGCGCCCACGCTGACATGCTGAATTAGGCCATTGCGAATCTTTTCAGCTATGGCCTCGTCGTAAATCTCCGCCACATACGTGATAGCCCTAAGCACCGGGTCAAACGCTGTCTCAGTCACTTTGCCAACAGCGCGGCTAGCCGAGACATGCTCGATATAGACGGGCGCAGCCTTGAGTTTCTCAGCAAACGCCGCCAACTCATTAGGCGTATAAACGTTAAAATTACGAGATATGCCAGCAACCATGGCCACGCCAGCAATCCGCAGCGGCTTGCCAGAAGCAGCCTCAAGAACACGAATAGGCAAAACAGAATCAACATGCGAAACGCCACCACAGGAGCCAGCCATATCCAAACATCAAATCCTCGATGTCACAAACGAGAAACTATCTCAATAGCAACCCCTAAAAGCCTTGACTGCACAAACAGGCAGTGAAAACACATATCCCAAACAACCATAACTCAATCCAAGGAAGAGAATCAGTGACGTAGCAACGGAAAAGTTCCCCATTGTCTTGCCGACAAGGGATTTCTCACGTTGTTACGCCACTTCAATCAATCTTTTTGCGACTTCACCGGCTTAAGCTTCTCAGCAAACGCCAAATCGGATCTTGCCTTATCCAGCTTTGCAAGAGCCCGTTTCCGCTGCCTAGAAACCGTCCCCGAATTGACCCGTAGCCGCCGAGCAATCCTATAATCAGATGCACCATTGGCGGCTAGCCGCAAGATGTCCTTTTCCCGATCAGTCAACGCCACAGCACTAGGCCTCCCTATACCTGGCCTTCTCACAACCACAGAACCGACAGCCACCAGCAGGCTTCCCATCCACAACCAAATGATTCACCAAAGGATGACCACAAACACAAAGCAACTTACCCGCCAAACTTAAGAACCTCCAGCCACAGGCTTGCGCTTGCTAAAACAATCCGTGCAAGCAAACCTAACATGCTCCCTCACCAACAAATACTCAGGCGAAACCTCCAACCAAACAGCCTGCCCACAATAGACACAAACAACCTTTTTGACAGGATAACGCGGAGGACCAAGCGGCCACTCAGACACCAAATGCAAAACAAAATCTGCAATAGACATTAGCGGGCCTCCTCGTCAAACAACTCAGGCACAACGTCGACGGCTGATGGTTCATCGGCCAAACTGGTGCCGTACACCTCAAACGCAAACCGAGTTAGAGCCCACTTCTTACCAAGCTTCTCAAACAACCGCTCCCCAACCTCATCTTGCAACTTCCTATTAAGCCGCATCAAACGTCGCCCAACATCATAATACTTCAAACTATAGCCACCCCGCCTGTTAACCTCGGCAGCCACATCTTTAGGCAAAGCCCCATCTACGCCTACTTCGAGAAGCCTCTGCAAAATTTCCTTATCAACGGCGTCGAGGACCACAAACCGCTCCACATCTTCTTTGGAGTACTCGGCCCCACCAAGCCGATCCAGCTTATTTCGAATCCGACGCTGCTCACTCTTGATATCCTCAATGCCCTCCAAACACCGCTTTAGCAAGTCCTGATTCCAGCGGTTGATACCCTTCTTAGCTATCTGGCTACGCTTCTTTTTCGGTTTTTTAACCCCTTCCGTACTCGATTGAACAATGTTTTCGCTTAAACCCTGTTCAATATGTTCAGTCAAGGTTTCCCACTCCATCAACATTCACCAAATTTAACACTCCATAAGCCTGATAGCGCAACCACAGAAACACCGCTTCTAAAAGCATGGAAAAAGACCATGCATTTTTATGCCAAAAACAGCCGCAAAAACGCATTAAACAAGCAATTACAGCACTTTTAGCAACGGCGGGGCTGGCTGTTACTCGCATCAAAGAACCGCTGGACTGGCTATCTGGCAGCTTATCGCAGAACACAAGACACCTGCAGGTATAGCAAAATTTACGACACATAATCCTTACCTCCCGCATTGTTCTCCTGCGAGCCCTTAGGCTGCTTATTTGTGTCGACATAAAAAAGGTTCGAAAGAATACCTGTTATCTTTTGAAGTGCCTCGCCGTTCTTCAACTCACTTTTCTCCAGCTGCTCAAGCTTATCCAAAGCGCCATCGAGCGTATCACTAAAACTTGCTATAACCTCAACCGAATCCGGGTGCGTCCGATCCCCAACCTTAATCACAATGCCATGACTCTGCTCAAAATCACGAATCACCATATACGGCAACCGCTCACCTGCACTATACGGAAAATGCCCGCTCTTTGGGCGAATCCTCTCTAAAATCGGGTTAAGAACCTTAAAGTCAGTCACCAACCCAGTGTTAACAAATGCATCACAGAACAACTGCTTAGCTTTCCCCAAATTCCCCGGACGCCTAACACTCAAACCCACCAATCCAGTCTCAAACCAAACCGCCCGCCCAAACTTACCCCGCCACATCCAAAAACGGTTCTTTGCCTTCGAAGGCACCCAACCAAAACCCAACCCTCCACGCTCCCAATCCGCCTGCACCACACACCGAAGAGCCACACTCAACTCCTTATCCAACTTACCCTTCGCTTTGAAGCAGTGAAAATTTGAACACTTTGAACCTCGCTCATTTTTGTAGTAATACTTCCACTCCCACTTGGTCTTAGCCACATAGTTGTGGTATTTTTTGTAGCTGATTTCCAATAGTTTGCATATCTGCTTGGGCGTCAACAATGGATTAGACTGGCCCTCACCGTCCAGGAGGTCAAAAATTTGTTTTCTTATATTGTTACTATTACCACTCTTACAGTAAGAGTTCAAATCGCCTGCAGATGGGTTGGGTGACTTGGCCATAAAACATGCAGCTCCTAAGTTTCCTTCCGCTTAGCCCAAACATTAGTCGGGCAACTATTCCAGCAGTAAGATGTAGCCTTGTAGAAGCAGCCCTGGCAGTTAGCATTAGAAAAATAACGAACCCTCGGCGGCTCCATTGTTCGCCGAACTACAGACTGGTGCCTAGGCTTGAACTGATCCAAAACCGTCTCATGCTTCTCCTCGGTCAAGCTTCTACCTCCAAAAGACGCTTCTGATGCGGATGACGCCCCGCCAATTTCATCAACTGCCTGCGCCTAACGGCTAAATCCAACTGCTTTTCCTTTGCATCTTTAGATTCAGTCTCTTCGCTTTCGTCATCGGTATCATCAATCTCAAAAGCATAAGGTTCCTCGCCTAAACGGTCCGCGTAATAGGTCTCATACGGAAACAAGTGCAGCGGTGGACTGGCCCAGCAATCGCGCCCACGCTCACAAGGATGCGTCTCGCATTCACCACAAGGCGGCTTCCACATTTTATCAGAGCACTCAAAACAGCAGTGAACAGACGCCGTTCGCCAATTAGTCCAGCCATGAGATGTAATATCAGCTAATGCTTCCTCTTCAGTTAAAGCCACGAGTTCTTTCTCGCAGTAATTGCAGAAAGGAACACCGCTCTTAATCATGCCGTCCAAGCCTCCCTCAGCGACTTCACAAAAACCCTAACCCCAGCCTTCTCCAGCAGCCCAATCAACTGCTTAGTCTTCTCCAGACTCGGCTCAGGCAACTTGCACTCGTAATTGTCATAGCCCACGGCAACACCGAAAAGACGCCAACGCCGACAAGTCAGTGCATCCACAAAGCAATCCGTGAAATACAGTATCGGCTCAATCGAAAAGAACAGTTTATTCTCAACCACATCCGCAAGCATCGACATAACTTCAAGGCGACTGTAAGGGCTGGGCGCCCAGGAGATCCCAGAATCAAGGTAAATGTTGGTCTCAACAGTGGCGCCAAGGACCGCATTAGCAGGCAGGATCTCAGCGAACTCCAAGTAGCGCCGCGGATTCTTTGTTAGCAGCAGAAACTTGGCTTCAGGCGTGTTCCTAATCACATCGAGAACCGCTAAGATATCCACTTTGCTGACCCATGGGCCAAACAGATCCGTCATGTCCTGCACAAACACAAAATCGCCGGCTTGGAATTCCCTCTCCAACTCGCCGCTACAAAGATGCGCTCCGCCCTGATACTTGACCATCTGGTTCTGCTCAATCAGCCGCCTAGCCCAGCAATACCTGCAGTTGTACTGACAAGCGCCGCCCAGTGGATTCCAAGTGCAAGTGATAAAACGAAACATCTTTGAGTTTGGCATTTAGAAGCCCTCCATATCGTCACCGAAATCGCTATCCTCGTGACCCCAATCCTCGCCATCGACATCTTCATTGATTATTTCCATGGCGGCCTCGGCATCCGCTGCGGAATCCCTAGCTTCATCAATGCAGCCTTCGCACAAAACAGGCCTCTGAGGATCATTGCCGCCTTGCCATGTAAAGAGCCACCCATATTCGTGACATTCAGGGCACTTGCCATAACGCCTGGTACCCTGAGGTTTTTTC